CGGCAGCGGACGCTGCTTCGTCATGGAGAGGAAGGGAGTTTGCGCCTTCAGGTTAGGAACGGCCTCGCGCTCATAGTGGATAGCCACAAGGTTCGGCAGAGCGCCCGAAGTCACAATTGATGCTGGAGAATAACTCATTAGTTATCCCCTTTGTTTGTTATTTAAGAGCGCCGGGCCGCGATCCTCGCTCTGCGAACTCCACCAAGCAATGCCTTGATTTGATCGTCAGAGAGATTTTCTAAGTCCTCGTCTGTGGGCGCAGTCGGAGTTGTAGGCGCTGCGACAGGTGTTATATCGCTTGCCTGAATTCCTAGTGCCGCTCGCGGGCGCGTCTCCGTCTTCACAATCCGTGGAGTCGTAGTCGCTGGCGCAGGTTGAGGTGCCGGTGGTACTGATGGAACCTCTACCGGCGGAGGTGTTTTGGGAAGTCTCGGCTTGACCAACAAACCATCGTCAGTCAGGTCCTGAAACGCTTCCTCAAGAGTATCGACAGTGTAGTTACCAGTTTGCCAGAGTTCCGTAAAGATATCATCAGAGTTGGCTTCGGTAACATTCTTGCCGAGTTTGAATTTTGCTAACCACTTCAGCAGCGCGTCTGCGTTTCTGGGGTCAATGTAATAGTCCGGATTCCTTTCAACGAAGGATCGGGTGACTGCTTCAGTTTCCAGACTCAGGTTGGCTTTATCACCCTTCTGGGCTTTACCAACCAACTCTTCGAGAGTGAGATTTGTCCGCTTTTTGATAAGTGCATCGAGCGCGGCGGCGGGGTCTGTGGCCCATAAGGTGGTGATCTCGAAGGTTTCGTCCGCTGTCAGATTTCGGACAGCGGGCTGTGGGGTCTGTTGCACCGGTCTCTGCGGAGCGGCGGCGGTCAGTTTGACCTTCTTGTTCAACTCCCGAATCTTTTTGGTCGCTTCGAGCTTGCCCTTCAGGGCGTTGACTAATAGCTCGTCCTTGTTCTTACCCCAAAAGACTTCCGGATTTGCGCCGGTTCCGGGATCGAGCACGGCCTTCCACTGACCCTTCTCCCTAGTTCGGGTGATTGTAGCACCTTCGCCCACGTCGAATACCTCGGGGCCCTCGGGCTCGGGAGGTGGCTCAACCGGAACTACTGGCGCTACTACGACCGGAACTTCATCGTCGCTCGGGGCCGGAGGGCCGGTGATGATCTGCGGGTCGAGTCCGGTATGTGTTTCCAAGCTAAGATCGGGATCAACTTCGTCTTCGCTGGTCATGCCGAAATCTACGGTTCCGGCGAATGGGTCCGGGTTACCTTCTGAATCTAGTAACCAGGGGTCTACGGTTGGTTTTGACATTCATGCTCCTCGACGGAAATCCTCCGTCACGGGTGTGGTTTGTCCATTATTCGGACTAATAGATTTTGTTTTCGTTGCCGCACTGTGTTGTGGCTATCGTTCCACAGTAAATCTTGTTCCACTCCATCCAATTCGGTGGATCACCTATATACGGTTGTGGATAGTTTGGCCACGGTGGAGGATAATTAGGAACATACCCGTGTCCGCGTCTTCCGCACGTTGGGCAGTAGCCGCAACATGGGCAGACGTGTTCTATTGGGAAAGTCTGCTGGTTAGGATCGCCACCCCAAGCTCGGCCAAGTTGAGTTCCGGTTACGAACTGTTGGTTTGAAAGACCGCTAGGCGCGTTTGCGTATTCTTCTAATGTCATCTCACTCTCCTTGTCCCATCGCCACTTTAACATCAAGGGCTCTGCGGATTCCCCGTATGCTGGCCACAACTTCGTCCGGAGGGTTGTTGGTGAAATCAACTGCGGCCTGAATATCGCCCATGAAGTACGTGAAGATGTCATTGGACGATGACGCCGCCGCGTGCGCGAGGGGAACTCTCGGGTCCCCGGGGGGCAGAGCGATCAGGGCATCCCGGTATTTGTCGCGGTAGTCCTGAAGAGTCTGGACAACCAGTTCCCAATCCGGGCTGTTGGTCAGGGTCCGCAGCCTGCGGCCTTTTTCGTAGAGGTCTAGCTGCCGTTCTAACTGATCGTAGTCCTGCTCAGGCTCTGGGAGACCGGTAAGGGTTTCACTAGCCATTGTTGCCCCCGATGATCGCGTCGAGATCAACGACCCGGATCGGCTTCGGCTTCTGCGTGGGCCCAACCCTGATCTTGCCGGTCGCGTTGATTAGCTTTTGCAGGTCCTCGTCGGACAGGTTGTCAAACTCGGTTGGTTTGTATCCCAGAGATTCGGAGTTTGGTTTTGGTTGGTAGAAGCTACCCATCGTAGTCCTCCGATCTCAATCGTTTATATTCTTCGTCGTCCTTCTTTTCCCAACTAAGCGTCAGAGTTTCCTCGCGCCAGTCGTCAATCCAAGAATCAACATAGGGTTTGATGGGCTCGATTTTAGCAGAGAAATATTTTTCTACAAAATCGTCCGGGTTCTTCTTGGCCTTCTTGTATTGGTTGGATACGGCGAGCAACATCGCTATTTGTGCGTCGGCGTAGTCATCTAGTTTATCTTCGAGGGGATAACGAGCATTTCGTTCTTCGTTCTCGTTACGAAAAATCCACGCTCTAAATTCAAGGAACTTCCTTCTGAACCACTTTTTCATTCTGACTCCTCAGTAGCAATCCGCTACGACGGATGATTGTTGTCCATTATTCGGACGAGTTATAGGTTACCGCCGAACCCACTCGGTCCGGTGTTTACGTCGCCCGTAAGTTCCTCGGGTTCGACTGCCTTTTTGAAACCCTCGCGGAGGACATCCCGCGCGGCTCTGGCCACATTTTCCGAGTCTGCAAGTTGCTCGGCCTGTGCTGCCTTCTGCGCGAGCAGAGCTTGCTGCTGTTGGAACTTAACGTTCTGTTGGGCGCTCTGTTGCTGTGCTTGGTGACGCTGTTGCTCATCGGGCGTCATCGGTACGATAACATCCTTGAGGTTGGGCCACTCTGCCGCCTGGAACCACATTCTTGTGATCTCCAACCAGTCTACTTTCAACTGCTGCAATCCGAGTTGCTCCGTAATAGCCGGGTTAGCTAGGTTCTGAGTAAGCAGCGGCAGACCCTGGGCCATTGATCTCCGAGTAGCCATCTTGCTACCAGCAAGGATTTGGAACTTGACTTTCGCATTCAGGATATCAATCAGATCACCGCCGTTAGCCACATACTCATGTTTGAGTTCGTCGGACATGATAAAGTCCAACTGCGAAAGCGGCAGCATCGACCGGTTCATTTCCTGCATATCATACAAGAAGGGTACGATGACCATGCTGGCTAGCTTATCTACAAACTCCGAGATCGGAGTATTGGACCCCGCAAGTATGCCTTGCGCTCCCGCAGAACTTCGGGCAAGGTTCGAATGGCCGCTGGCTCCGGCCTGCCCCATCGAGGTAATCGGGTTGTTGCCCGACACCATGTCCACACGGCTCTGAGACATAGCGAGTAATTCGCCAGCTTCCGGTACCGGTGCGGACCGCATGAGCGGCTGCATATCGCCTTGGGCATCGACCTCGATGATCTTGCCGGGTCCAATTCGAATGCTTTGCGTCGGGATCGATTTTCCACGAACGCGAACCATCGGCATGTTCAAGTTCAACGAGGCGTTATCTATAACAAGGTTTGTTATACCGGACTGGAGTCTTTGCTCCGTTCCGATTGTGCGGCCCAACCCCATCGACCAGAACGCGCCCGGAATATCCCACCAGCCAACAGAGAGAAACGGAATCTTACCGTAGACATTCATGCCGTTATAGATCACGGCTTTCTTTTGAAGAACTACGATATATGTTTTGTTGTCCCAGCGTTCGAGGACTTCCAGAGGTTTCTGCGTCGGGTCGGCTGTGGTTTCTTCCCAACGCGGATCGGCTTTCGCCTCCCACAACGGGTTGCGCCCGCCTTCTTCATTCGTGGCAGCTTCTACCGGCTCTTGCGGGGGCAGGAACAAATCAAGGAGAGCTTCCTTCGAGGGAATGCTGTATCCGTCGCGGTCACGCAGTTTGTCGAGATCATCCCAAGTCATGTACCGGCGGCGGATGACGTACTTCGCCTTCCGGATGTTTGGAACTTGCAGGCCCGGATCGACCAAGACCTCTCTCAGATTTACGATGTGCTCGAAGGTGGGCCGGTCCACGACCTCTTCTATAACCTCTTCTTCTAGTTCATCGTCCGAGATGGTTGTCGGAGGAACTCCCGGAACCGTACTTGGAATTTTGACTGACGGATTTTTGCGCTTGATGACCTTGCGCTCGCGTGTGAACTTTTCCCAACCTTCTTGGAACATCGCTGTTCCGTAGAGCAGGCAGTTCATCGACCCCAGCCTCAACTCTTCTCTGAAATTGATGTCTTCGAGTTGATATTGAAGCAGGGCGGATACGGCTCGGGCGGCTTGGGAGGTTGTGCCCGGTCTTTCCTCGATCATGAACGGAGGGTTCTCGTAGAAGAGCCCAGCCAACGCTTGTGGATTGATTCCATTTACTGCGCAGGCGACCGTGAAGAAGCTGATAGACGCGGCTTCCGATTGCGTTCCAGGCCAATAACGGGGCGCAAAAGGCGATTGGTACAGGACGGATGCAGAGTTCCATGCCATCATCCAAGCGCGAGTTGCCTCTCCGGCTTCGGCCTTCAAGGCGTCTTGCACACAAAGTGCGAGGGCGGCAGGATCGCCGTAAGTTCCGGATTTTATGAAATGTCGCGCCTCTTCGGGCGTGATCTGTTCATGCGGATTACGAACTGGTTCCGGAAGTACGGCCATCTATGCTCTCTCGATCAGTAAGTTATGATTGTCCGAAAAATGGACTAGTAGGTTTGATAGCAGGCTTCTGGAGACATCTGGCCTGTGGACAGATCGACGCTGCCTTTGATCGAGACCGATCCGGGAGCCGTTCCCGACTCGCCCTTGCTCACGGACACGGTAAATCCTTCTACCTTGCCCCACTTGGAGGCGGTGTTTTCACCGTCGTCTTCGGTATGGCGAGGGCCTTCCTGATTCTGTGTTTGCGTTACGAGCTTGCCTGCTCCGGACGAGGAGCCTGCGGCTCCGGTAGGACCTACACTTGCCCAATCGCTAGCCTTCGCATCACGAGGGTTCTCTAAGTTGCCCCCGAGCGAGATAAGACCGCCAACCTTGCTGTCAGTATTCATTTGCTTAACCTCTTTGTGTTAAATTAGACGCAGGCGATCCGCCTTGCGCGGGTGATGCTGTCGGGGCCGTTTGAGCCGGACCCCACGTTGAGATTTTTAAAGGAGCCATAGCGGGACGCGGTATGGGAGACGCGGGCCATAACGACCCCACTTGAGGGGCTGAGAGACCGAAAGGCTGTCCATTATTCGGACTAGGAACCGGCGCGGTATATCCGTTGGGCCTGTCCACTCTCAAATGTGGCTGATACGTGAAACCGAAGAGTTCGTAAGTGCCGGTATTCTTGTTGTCCGACTGCGCTGGCATCGTGCTTGTGATCTTCTGCGCGGAGTTCGCTCTCCACATGCCCGGCTGCGAAGGATCACCTTTGTACTCAGCCACGACCTGATCTTGATCGTCGAAGATTCGGATTTCTAGT